GCGGCGCAGGTTGTGGGTAGGGGGGGTTAATGGACTTCGAGCCGTATGAAATTGATACCGGGCCAATCGAAGAAACGGTTGCGTTTCACGACGCCGACGAAGAGTCACTGCGACAGTCCGTCAATCACGCGCGTGCGGTCAAGGCGCGGCACCTCATAACGCTGCGCCGCGCCTCTTCTGACCAGGAATTATCCAGGCTATTTCCGGATTTCTTCGACATCGGCGACAGCTGGCACATTATCAGCGGTGGCGACATCGACAGCCTCAGCTACATCGCCCACATCGTCGATCACGAGCCGCTGGATTACCTGTTATTTTCGTCGTGGTATCTCGCCGCGGATGGTGTGGAACGGCTGAAACACTGGATCGCCGAAGGAAAGATCGGCCGGCTCGATGCCTACGTTGGAGAAATCTTCCCGAACCAGTATTCAGACGTCTTTCAGATGCTTTCAGAAGTTGTTCGCGCCAGTGGCTGCCGGGTGTGCGTCTTTCGCAATCACTCCAAAGTCTTCGCCGGCTGTAACGACAGATTCGCCTTCGCCTTCGCCATCGAATCAAGCGCCAACATCAACACCAACGTGCGCGCGGAGCAGACCGCGATTCACCCGTCCTGTGAACTGTTTCACTTCTACAAGGATTACTTCGACGCGCTGACCAGTGTTCAGCCCGATTTCGACCGATGGACGCCGTATGAAACCAGGCCCCGCCCCGAAGCCGACCGCCCTCAAGCTCATTGAGGGAAATCCAGGCCGTCGCCAGATCGAGCCGGGAGAGGTGCGTCCGCTGGTCGCTGCGCCGGTCTGCCCGGACCACCTCAACCCAGAAGCAGCCGCCGAGTGGCAGCGCATCGTTCCCCTGCTGCTCAAGCACTACCTGGTCACAGAGCTAGACACTGCCGCCCTCGCCCTCTACTGCCAGAGCTACGGCCGCTGGATGGAAGCAGAGCGCAAGATTGCTGAGCAGCGCGCCAAGAATGGATCAGGGCTCCTCATCAAGGCCCCGTCCGGCTACCCGATCCAGAACCCGTACCTGGCCATCGCCAACCGCGCCATGGAAGACTGCTACAAGTACCTGCAGCAATTCGGCCTCTCGCCGAGCTCGCGCACCCGCGTCCAGGCCAGCCCCCAGGGCGACCTGTTTGGATATGGAACCGAAGACAAAAAGCAGCAAGGCGCCGGCCGCTTCTTCACCTAAGCCGCGCCTGCCGGCAGATCCGGCGACCCGCTACGCGAAACAAGTCGCAACGAGAAAGATCACCGCCGGCCCGCACGTCCGCGCCGCCTGCAAGCGACACCTCGAAGACATCCAGCACGGCGCCACCCGCGGCCTGCACTGGGACACCAAGGCCGTCGCCCACGCCATCGCCTTCTTCGAGGAAATTCTCTGCCTCAACGGCGGCGAATACGAAGGGCTTCCCTTCCGCCTGCTCGGCTGGCAGAAGTTCGTCATCGGCAGCCTATACGGATGGAAGGCAGAAGACGGAACCCGCCGCTTCCGCGTCGCCTACGTCGAAACCGGAAAAGGCAGCGGCAAATCGCCGCTCGCCGCCGGCATAGGAATGTACGGCATGGTCGCCGACGGCGAAGCCCGCGCCGAAATCTACGCCGCCGCCACCAAGAAAGACCAGGCCATGGTCCTCTTTCGTGACGCCGTCGCCATGTCGCAACTCTCGCCAGAGCTGCGCCGCCGCCTGAAAACCAGCGGCACAGGCGAGAACGTCTGGAACCTCGCCTATCTCGAGAAGGGAGCCTTCTTCCGCCCTATCAGTGCAGATGACGGACAATCCGGCCCGCGCCCGCACGTCGCCCTCATCGACGAAGTGCACGAGCACCGCAACAACGCCGTCGTCGAGATGATGCGAGCAGGCACCAAGAGCCGGCGCCAGGCGCTCATCTTCATGATCACCAACGCCGGCTCAAGCAAGACCAGCACCTGCTGGAACTACCACGACTACGCCGCAAAGGTCGCCGCCGGAGTGCTCCAGGACGACGCATTCTTCGGCTACGTCTGTGCGCTCGACGAAGGCGAAGACCCGATTCGCGACGAAAAATGCTGGCCGAAAGCCAACCCGTCGCTACAGGAAGCCGCCCTTCCCGGCATGCGCTACCTACGCGAGCAAGTCCGCGAAGCGCGCGGCATGCCGGCCAAGGAAGCCATCGTTCGCCGCCTCTGCTTCTGCGAGTGGACCGAGGCCGAAAACCCGTGGATCAGCGCCGACACATGGCTGACACGCGGCGCCGAATACGAATGGCAGCAATACGCCGGCCGACGAGCATGGGCCGGACTCGACCTGTCAAGCACCACCGACCTGACAGGACTCGTCCTGTGGATAGAGCCTGTCGAAGACGGAGAACCCTGGCGCCTTGTCCCCTTCTGCTGGCTGCCGGACGACGGCCTGCAGCGCAAGGAAGAAACAGACCGCGTCCCGTACCTTGCCTGGCGCGCCGCCGGCTACCTCGACACCACGCCAGGGCGAGCCGTCAGCAAACTGCAGGTCGCGCTCAAGCTCGCTGCCCTCGCGGAAATGTTCGACATCCAGGCCGTCGCCTTCGACCGCTGGCGCATCGAAGACTTCAAGGCACTGGCCGAAGACAACGGCGTCACCCTGCCGCCAATGGAACCCTTCGGCCAAGGCTACCAGAGCATGAGCCCGGCGCTCGAGGCCATGGAAACGCACCTGCTCAACGGCACCGTTGAACACCCGACGCACCCCGTCCTTACCTGGTGCGCCGCCAATGCCGTCGTTGTAAGCGACGCGGCCGAGAATCGCAAGCTGTCCAAAGAAAAAGCCAACGGCCGCATCGACCTCATGGTCGCCGCAGTCATGGGCGCCGGCCTGGTCACCAGGCTCAAGACCGACGAAACACCTACACCGGAACTTATCATCCTATGAGCACTGCCACCTGGTACAACGCCAAACGGGTATCGCAGCCCGGCAGCGTCATCCTGCAGGAATGGAACGCGCGTCGACATGCCGAGCGCGTCAGAGCGGCAGGCGTCAGCTATCCATCGTCGGCCGGCGTCAAGGGAAGCGAGCTTTACGACTGGTTCACCGGCGGCATCAGCCTCGGCAGCACCGCAGTCACCGAGCGCAGCGCCATGGGTGTCTCCGCCGTCTATGCCTGCGTCGCCCTGATCGGCGGCGCCATCGCCAGCCTGCCGCTGCCAATTTATCGGCGCACCGACGGAGGCCGCGAGCGCGCAAACCATCCCGTCTGGTGGCTGCTCAACGAACAGCCGCACCCGGACATGAGCGCCGCCGCCTTCTGGGAATACCTGCTTACCGCTAACCTGCTCTATGGCGACGCCTTCGCAGAAATCGTCCGCACGTCCCCCAATACCAACGCCGTCCGCTGGCTGCGCCCGCTGCACCCGCGCTGCGTCCAGGTCGATTGCCTCGAAAAAGACAACGGCCTCGTCTACACAGTCACCGATCCAGACGGCGACGAGCCGACCCGCACGATCCTCGGCGCCGACATGCTGCACATCCCTGGAGTAGGCTTCAACGGCAAGCGCAGCCTCTCGCCGGTTCGCCATGCCGCCCGCAACGCCGTCGGAATCGCGCTCGCTGCCGACGAATGGAGTGCCGGCTTTTTCCAGAACGGCGCCCGGCCCGACTTCGCCCTGACCACAGACGGCACCCTCAAGCCAGAGCAGATCGACAGCCTGCGCGACCAGTGGGCAAATCGACACGCAGGCGCCGCAAATCGCGGCAAGCCGGTCGTCATGCAAGGTGGCCTCAATGTCCAGCCGCTCACCGTGCCGGCCGAAGATGCCCAGCTCATCGAAACCCGCCGCATGCAGGTCGAGGATATTGCCCGCATCTACGGCGTCCCGCCGCACATGATCGGCCACACCACGGCCAGCACCAGCTGGGGAAGCGGCATCGAGCAGCAGGCCATCGGCTTCGTCCGCTTCACCCTGCAGCGCCACCTTGCCCGGATCGAGCAGGAAATCAACCGAAAATTCTGGCCGCGTTCGCTACAGTATTTCGCAGAATTCAACGTCTCCGGCCTGGAACGCGGCGACTACAAGACCAGAAACGAAGGCTACCGCGTCGCCCTGGGCCGGGCCGGTGAGCCTGGATGGATGACCATCAACGAAGTGCGGCGCATGGAAAACCTGCCGCCGCTCCCGGAAGGCGACAAG